GCTATGTAAATCATGTAATAGCCGTAAAGGTGGGCGTTTTTTTAGCCAGAAGGCGACCCCCCCTGTCTTTTTCGAACCTTCTCTCCCTGAGACCACCAGCACAGTGCCAGACTCACCTTTTAATAAACCTGATACGCTTAACTTCGATGCAAACTGATACGGAATCGAGCCAGAATAAACGAGGGGTCGGGTTAATTGGTAGTACCGAGCCTAGAATCCACACGCCCCTACTCAAAGGTAAGTCCAAGGCACAAGAAGTTGCAGATCTAGCTGAAAAAATAGGCTTGCCCTTGATCCCTTGGCAGCGCTGGTTATTAAATGATCTGTTATCTGTAGATGATGCCGACACCTGGCGCAAAAAAACAGCTTTAGTATTGGTAGCACGTCAAAATGGCAAGACCCACCTAGCACGTATGCTTATCCTGGCGCATTTATTCTTATGGGATAGTAAGAACGTTTTAGGTATGTCATCTAATCGCAATATGGCATTAGATACCTTTAGGCAGGTTGCTTACACAATAGAAGATAATCAATTCTTAAAAGATCAGGTCAGACAGATACGCCTGGCTAATGGTCAAGAATCTATCAGCTTACTTAATGGCGCCAGGTATGAAATTGCAGCAGCTACACGAGATGCACCACGTGGTAAAACAGCAGATTTTTTATACATTGACGAATTACGAGAGTGGACAGAGGAAGCATTCACAGCTGCATTACCAGTAACACGTGCTAGACCTAATGCTATGACCTTAATGACCAGTAACGCTGGTGATGGCTTTAGTACAGTGCTAAACGATTTAAGAGAGCGCTGTTTATCATATCCACCAGAGAATTTAGGATTTTATGAATGGTCAGCGCCACAGCACTGCAAGATAACTGATAAGAAGGCTTGGGCTATGGCTAACCCAGCGCTAGGACATTTAATTACAGAAGATACGTTACAAGAATCTGTCAACACCAACAGCATAGAAGCTACACGTACTGAGATGTTGTGCCAGTGGATAGATAGCGCTGTCAGCCCTTGGGTGTATGGATCTATTGAAGCCTGTAGTGATAGCAGCCTAGAAATACCTGTCGGACCTCAAACAATTATGGCATTTGATATTGCACCTACTAGGAGATCAGGCGCTTTGGTTATGGGTCAGATGAAGGATGGCAAGATAGCTGTTGGCCTAGCTCAATTATGGCAAAGTGAAGTGGCTATAGATGAGATCAAAATGTCTAGTGATATAAATGAGTGGGCACGTAAGTATCATCCAACTACTATCTGTTATGACAAATACGCCACGCAAAGTATTGCTACCAGACTTGAGCAAAGTGGTTGGCGCATGGTCGATGTATCAGGCCAGGCGTTTTACCAGGCGTGCAGCGATCTATCAGATGCCCTGGCGAATATCCGCTTAGTGCATTCTGGACAACCTGAGCTAGTACAGCACCTAAATAACTGCGCTGCTAAGACAAATGATGCTGGCTGGCGCATTATTAGGCGTAAATCCGCTGGTGATGTTACAGCTGCAATCTCTCTGGCTATGGTAGTTAGCCAATTAACCAAGCCACAACAAACTGCGCAAATCTTTGTCTAACTTGCACTAAATGTCCGACTTATGGTATAAAATACCTATATGGGTTTATTGTCTGCTTTGGGTATAACCAAAAATAAAGAAACTGTCGAAGCGCAATACGCCCCTGCCATTATGGACACAGCCTACGGCTATGGTTCATTTACAACTGGTGTCGGTAACTTCCCTGGTGGATTAGATCGTAATTATGCGATGCAAGTACCAGCAGTATCTCGTTGCAGAAATTTAATAGCTGGTGTAGTTTCATACCTGCCATTAAAACTTTACAAAAAGTCTAATGGTGAGGAGTTGGGGAACCCTCTGTGGCTCGACCAGCCAGACTATCGACAACCTAGATCCGTCACAATATCCTGGACTGTCGATAGTTTGCTGTTTTATGGGGTTGCATACTGGCGTTGCACTGAGCTGTATGCCGACGATTTAAGACCATCACGATTTGAATGGGTCGCTAACAATCGAGTTACATTTACGACCAATAAATTTGGCACAGAGGTTGATGAGTATTTTGTTGATGGTGTTAAAGCTCCGATGTCAGGTATTGGCTCACTTATCACATTTCAAGGATTAACACAAGGCGTATTAACAACAGCAGCACGGACAATACAAAGCGCTTTAGATATTGAAAAGGCCGCAGCTGTATCAGCACAAACTCCGATGCCAAGTGGTTACATTAAAAACACTGGCGCAGATTTACCAGAAGCCCAGGTATCAGGATTATTAGCACAATGGAAGCAAAGCCGACTAAATAGATCAACAGCATATCTAACTAGCACGCTATCTTACGAGACCACAGGCTTTAGCCCTAAAGACATGATGTACAACGAGGCACAACAGTATTTAGCAACACAGATAGCACGTGCCATGAATGTACCTGCTTATTACATATCAGCAGACATGAATAACAGCATGACCTATCAAAACATTATCGATGGCCGTAAAGAATTTGTTGCATACTCACTACAGCCATTTATTTGTGCTATTGAAGATCGTTTGTCAATGGATGATATAACCCCACGTGGCCATGTAGTTAAGTTTGCTATTGAGGAATCGTTTTTGCGTGCAGACACAATGAAGCGACTAGAGGCACTAGAGAAAATGATTAGCTTGGGCTTAATCGATGTTGAGGAAGCCAAAGAGATGGAACAAATGACACCTAACGGAAGAGAAACAGAAAATGAAACTTACATTCAGTAGCCAGGTAGAAGCTGCCGATGGCGAACGCAGAGTTATCGCTGGCAAAATTGTGCCATTTGAGGAAGTCGGTAACACCTCAGTCGGTAAAGTGGTATTTGCTAAAGGCTCAATCGAGATAGGTGACCCAGGCAAGATTAAGATGCTGATGCAACACAGCCCAGAGCGCCCTATTGGTAGAATGCAAAAATTTAACCAGGCAGAGGATGGTATTTACGCACAATTCAAAATCTCTAACTCAATGCAAGGACAAGATGCGTTAATCCTGGCTGGTGAGCACTTAATTGATGGTTTATCTGTCGGAGTAGATGTAAATAAGTCTGTACAGAAAAAAGAGTATTTATATGTAACTAGCGCAACATTAAGAGAAGTTAGCCTAGTCGAGTCACCAGCGTTTACCGCTGCACAAGTAACTAAAGTTGCTGCTAGTGAAAACGAAGCAGAGGACACAAATCAAACAACAGAAAGCGAGGCTCCTGTGGAAGATTTAGCAACAGCGCCACAAGAAGCAAAGGTCGAGGCTGCTACTCCTACAGTAGAAGCCGCACGCCCAGTAATTACAGCTCCATTGATTCAGACAACCATCCGCACACCAATTACATCTATGGCTGCTTATACAGAGCATAAGATTAAGGCTGCTTTGGGTAATGAGGATTCAAAGCTATACGTAACAGCTGCAGATGATTCATTTGCAACTAACCCAGCATTCAACCCAACGCAGTACCTAAGCGAGTTTGTAACTAACACACGCTTTGGCACACCAGCTATTGATGCTTGCTCACAAGGCACACTGCCAACTAGCGGTATGACAATCTCTGTACCATCTTTGGTTACCTCAGTCGGTGGCGGAAATGGTGTAGCACCAGAAGTTACTGTCGAGGCAGAAGCTGGCGCAGTCCAAAATACAGGTATGGAAACACAGTACCTAACTGCAACAGTATCCAAGTACAGTGGCATGAATACGCTCAGCGTTGAGCTACTGGAGAGGTCAGACCCTAACTTCTATGCAGAGCTAACAAAGCAACTAGAGTACGCTTACCTAAAGCGCCTAGATCAGACTGTATTGTCAGCTTTGATTCAAGCATCTGCTAACGCAACAAACACAACTGCAGACCTAGACGGAATTATTGATTTCGCAGCTGAGTCAGCAGAAAACATCTACAAGAACACTGGCTACTTTGCACAGAATTACATCGCTAACCCAGCACAATGGGGTGCGTTAATCTCTGCACAAGATACAACTAAGCGCCCAGTATTTACTGCTCTACAACCAATGAACGCAGCTGGTCAAGTATCAGTCGGCTCAATCCGTGGTTCAGTAT